CTACGTTTTTTACCCATTTGTTCTTGTGCAAGCGCTGTAACAGACTCTCTATAAGACTGTTCATATACTTGTTGATCTTGCGGAGCTTTCAAGAACTTAAAAGCCTCACATAAACTAGAATATAAAATTGTTCTAGGAGCATTTACACTTACCCAAGTCTCAGTATTACCTCCTGATAACCCTGTAGGTAATCTTGTAAATCCTACTTCAAATTTATATATTGCGTTCGGGGTTGGTGCAAGTACTAATGTGCCCTCATCCCATTGTGCATAATATTTTGGCATAGCGGTAGAGCCAGTGTCTGGCGTATTATAATACTCATTCATAAAATCAGCATCTACTCTAATCATTTCAGATCTTGCTTTAGTTCCTGCGTCTACATAAATAGTAACATATCTAATAGTAGCATAATCTGTTAATTTAGGTGTGATAACTGAAGCTGTCTGCCCAGGTAAAGGTACCCATCTATTATCAGCCGCTGTTGCACCATTCATAACATCTTTATAACAATCTAAATCTACGTCTTTAAATATCCGTAATTCAGCATGTTCTATAAAATCATCAACAATAGTGTCTGTAAGAACAGCATCATCTGTTTCCGTATAATCTCTAATCTGTGTCACTAATTCTGCGTATGTGGTCATGGTAATATTGTAAGCGGTCCTACGGACATAGCTCCTCCTCCAAATTTTCTTATACCACCACTTTCAAAATATTTAAACCCTTTGCCTCCAGCAGTTTCAAATTGGTTAATATAATCAGTTCTATCATCAATTAACATTTTATTTGCTCCACCATATCCGCCTTTATTATACTGAGGTGCATAATCTATATCACCAGGAGTTGATCCCGATGCAGGTGCACGACCAACACTAGATCCAGGTGTACCAAAATGAGTAGTAACCCAAGAAAGTTTTTGAGCATCGCCTGCAACAGAACCCGTAGTTGTTGTTAAAACATTCCAAGTAGTATTTTTTGACATAACTAGATCTACTAAAGCATTTGCCTCAGCTCTTACTCCTAAGTTTAAAAAATAACTTGGATCAGCGGCTATTGCAGCTAATTCTTGTGCAGGTGTCATATCGTACCAGTCTGGATTATATCCTAAAAAAGTTGCTACAGCTTGATACCATTCTGCTAGTGTTCCATCCACATCAACATAAACAGTTGTAGTTCCAGGATTACAGTTTTCTGTTAACCATTCTTCAAGAATATCATTAGGACTAAATGAAAAATTATCATCATCAATTTTAGTTAGTATATGACCATCTGCATAATTTATATCATGATCTTCAATATGAGAAACTTGTGGATATTCTGGAAAGTGAGATTCACAATCTCTAAATCTACGTCTGTCTCCTGTACTATATCCATGTCCTGGATCAAAAACATTTACAAGTATTGAATCTGTTACACCTGCACTCATTGCGTTCTCATCTAACATATGCGCTACAGGTGGCTCTACTCTTCCTGGTCTTGCATGTCGTAGTCCTTGTGCGTCGCCTCTAATAACTCTTGGTTCTAACAGAGGTGATTTTGGTTCATATTCACTTGTATGAACCCACGCGCCATTCCATTCTCTAACCATTTCTCTATATGGAAATTGCAGACCACTCCTGTCGGAGATAGCTATTGCATATTTACCTGTAGAAAAATTAGACATTTGGATAATACGCCTGTGGTGAAATGTAAGTACTAGTTGAAGAGCCATCTTCAACAAGAGCTCTATTTAATTCATCTTCATAATATAACTTCATCGCTTGACATAATTCTGGTTTTTCTTTTTGACAAAGATAGAAAGCTAAACCTGATACCATTGCAGGGACGAAACGATAAGGTGAGTCAGCTGTGTTAGTGTAGTTACCTACATCCTGAATTCTTTTAACATAATAGAGGCCTATATAATTAGTTGCCGCAGTAGCGTCAGGAGTTGGGTATAAAGTAATTGCAGTTCTATCAATAAAACGTTGAACATAATATTGTGAAGGTTGAGATTTAGTTAGTTTATTAGAAAGACCAGAATAAGTTGATCTATTAATTTTTGTTAATGCAGAATCTGATTGATTAACTGTATTATAGTCTCTTCTATAAGTAGCTTCTAATACATCATCTAATCCATAGATGCCATTAACAGGTACAGTCGTCACACTCGTACCATCACCAACTCCTCTATAGAAAATATACTCGGCCTGCCCTTCAACAAGATCAATATTGGTATTTCCCATTTCCCAATAGTGTAAGCCTCTATTGCCCCACTCTTGAAACATTATATTTAATGAACGTCTTGCTGATTTTAATTGGTAACCACTTACAGCATGAAGACCTATACGATCATAGGCTTCCTGTATAATATCATCAATTGCAAAAGTGCTCTCGAATGTAGTTGTTCCGGACGTTGCCATAAACTACCTCCTAGTTAAATGTAATAGTAACACCTGTTGTAGCAGTTAGAACGGCGTGTACTCCTGTTTTAAATCTGATACCACTACCTGGAACGAATATTGAAAGTCCATCAGTTCCAAATATGAAAGTGTGCGAAGTACCGGTTGCCGAAGTTGCATCATACAAAACCAAAGTAGAACTTGCGACTCCTTTTGCCTGTATAGAAGTTACTCGGCAAGAGCCAGTATGCAAGGTTGCTGTAGCTGCAGTATGTGCTGTTCTTTGGTCACTTGTAAAAGTGCTTCCACCCATAATATTTTCCTCCTAAATTAGTGGGGCCGAAGCCCCACTGTTAATTAATTATTCAGTATCTGAAGTACTAGAGATTCCGAAGAATTTTAGTTTTAGTGTAGTAGATCCACCGGCTGCGCCAGCTCCTGGATCACCACTTAAAACTACTTCAACTTCATCTGGTGTAGAACTTGTTGCAGCAACTCCTGCACCAAGATCAATAAATCCTAAAGCACCATTCAAAATCCAGAATCCTTTAAACCCTGTAGAATTGACTGCGCATGTACTTCCGATTCCATCTAAGTAACCGTCTGTATCAGCATCTGATCCTACGTCGTCAAGATTAACTGCATTTGTTGAAGCTTCTGTAACTACTACTGTGCATGCCATTGGAACAAAGTTAGTAGGCATCGCAATTGCCGCCTCTTTTCCAGTTGTAGCACCACTAATAACAGAGACTGTTGCCTCATATACTTCTAATTTCATATTAGTAATAACTTTGCCAGATGCATTTTTTATAATGTCTACAAAGCCGTTTTCCGATCTTACCGGACCGCTAAATGTTGTATTAGCCATAATTTTTCTCCTATTTGCGCTAGTATAGTCCTAAGAGTTTGTCTACTGCACGCGTCTATACTAACTTATTTTTGATGTGCAGTATTTTGAATATACTCTCTTAAATTAGTAAATGCAAATAAAAAGGGCGGCCTAAGCCGCCCTCCTTAATTTAGGTATAATCTAACAGTTCTTAACCAGTTCCGTCAGAGCCATAGACACCACGCCAGTCAGACCAGCCGAAGCTGTATCTTTCTCTGGCTTTGTATCTCATGTTGCCTGTTTCGAAGTCACCTTCCATAGCAGTTTTAAGAGCTGCTCTTGTAAAGTGTTTCATTCCATTAGGAACATCAGTTTTAATGAACCATTGATCGCCATCATTAATGTAGTTATTAACTACAAAACCTTGAGGAATCATCCCCATAGATTTAAGAGCGTTGATATCATTATCAGCTGTTCCAACACGTTGAGCGGATTTTGTAATCCTCTCTGCAGTGAATTGACCGTCAGCAGGAATGATTAATTTCATTCCTCTAGCAGCAATTTTAAGACCTCTTTCGTCTTTGAAATTGCCAATGTCAATCATTGCTTGCTCCAGGGATGTTTCAGACAAGTCAGATTGAGTTGTCGGTGTGTTGCTAAGATTCCCTGCAAGTGTAGGGTGAGCGTTTCCGATTAAAGATTCGTTGTCTCCACCTACTGTAGCGGCTGTGAATGCAAGATTTAATACATTCGCGCCTTTGGTTTGCTTCGTTTGAGCCATAGAACGTGCAAGTGCCTTAGTATAACGCGTAGAAATCTTATCATACAAGTTATCTTCAACATTTTCCTCAGTTAGTGAGAATGCGAGAGCGACTGTCTCATGTTGGTATCTTGCAGTATAAGTTTCTTGTGCGGTATCATAAGTAACACCAGCGCCTTCTGACTTAACGGCTGCTTTGTCGAAACCAGATAACATTACTTCTTCTTCAAAAGCTCTGTCACTGTTTTCTGTGTCGAAAATCTCTTTATTTTGATTTTCGTATTGTTTGTACTCAAGTCCAAATAATGCATTCAGACCTGGCTCTAGCTCTTTTGCTAGTTGTTGTCTTGATATAGCCATAATTTATGTCCTCCTGCTATTATTTATACTTATGTTCATTAATTAAAACTTCATACACAAGGTTATCTTCGCCAATATCGTTGCGTCCGACTTTTTTAGAAAAGCCTACACAACGTACATTAGCATCAGAACCCCAAGTAACAGTTTCAACTTTTGAAACACCAGTAGTTGTATCGCCGGTGTCTGCTGACAAGTCACACGTTTTACTGAGATCAGTTTGAGCTGATGCACCAGAACCTTGTACTTCGAACACCTGGTAAGGGTCGTCGTACACGAAACATGTAGTCAAAAGACTAGCGGCTTTTTGGTTTGAGAAAATTGGTTTTCCTGTTGTAGCATCGTCGTAGTTACATCCCCAGAAAACACCTACACAGTTTGTAGCATCTGTTCCTCCACCTGATGCGGTGAAGTAACGTACATCTCCAGTTGCTTCAAGGACCGTTACCGGATCTCCTTGAAATAACGCAACTCCGTATGCTGCTATCGTTATATAGCTGTTTGCTGCAGAGGCTGTGCCTCCGCCGATTTTACCTAACGGGTTTAAACCAAATGCGGCATCTAAGTTTGCCATATTGTTATCCTCCTTAAAGGTTGTTATTTAAATCGATGGTTAAATAAGACTAAGTTTTATTTGAGCCACCAAAAGTTACACGAGTCTGCCGTTCTTGATTGATCGGCATACTTGGATGCTGTTCCTTTAAGACATCGTTTTCTAAAGCCTCATTGCGATCTGCAGTTTTCTGCTTAAAATACTCTTCACGCGACTTTGCGAGCTCTTCGGTTATCCTTGCCAGCACAAGGCCACCAACTCCGATCACTCCTGCGTATTTTCCGGTAGTCACTGATGGATAATCTTCATCAGGATATTCGTCAGCTCTCACTAACTCCCATCCAGATCTGATTTTGCCGGTTATGTTCTTTGTATCATCAAAGCCCATACTTTCGGCACGTAGCCATCTATGTCTATAACCATCTGGCGCAGGTGGTGCATCAAGTGATGATGGAGGAGTCCAAACTTTTGGTTTTTCGTCTTTAACCCTAGTTGTACTCGCGCGGGAAGTCTTTTTAGATTTATCTTTTGTCATGCTGTGTCCTCCTTAGCGATTAATTGTTTTGCATACTCTTCAAGTGGCACACCTAGTCTTTTAGAAATTGCTACCTGTGATGGTGTGAGTCTCACGGTTTTTCTGCGTCCCTTTGAGGCCGGACGTCTTGCACTTGCTACAGTTTGAGTTGGAACTTGTCCACCTCCAGCTGCAGTATCCCTAGTTGTATCAAATTTGTGGGGAAATTCAAGTCTTATTCTCTTATCTACTTCAGAATAATATTCAGTAGATGTAGGATCAAATCCTTCATCTTCCACAAGTCTTCGATGTATATCAAATGCAGTGTAAGTCATAGCATTATCAGTACCAAACCAAGAATTTTTAGCTGACCACGTCTCTGCTTTAGGATCAATTGCCTGCGCAGCATTATATATTTCATTCTGCGTCGGCATGTCTTGAGCCATTTGAGCATAGTTTTGTGGAGGGGTTTGTCTAGGAGCATTAGATTGGTTGTGTGCTTTAACCCTACCTAATCTCTCCTCTTCCATAGCTAATTTTGCTATAGCTTCTTGGGCAGAAACTTGTCTATCAACATCACCTGCTTCAGTAGCTTCTTTTAAAGCAGCTCTTGCAGCAAGTTTACCTGTAGCGATCTTATCAGCTAATTCCTTAGCATAATCTGATCCTAGAGAATTATATTGATTTCTAGTTTGTATAGCCTGATCCCGTATATTTTTTGCATACTGAATAGCTTCTTCTTTTTGCCTTTCGGCTTCGCGCATTTTACGTGTTAGTTTCGCAATCCTTTTATTAACGCCTTCACTATATTCGTCGAGTTCTTTTTTTTGTTCGCCTTCTTGAACATCCGACTGCTCAGCAGGTTCCTCAGGTGCGTCTTCGGACTTAGTATCGTCTTCTGTAGTTTGTTCAACATGTACTTCCTCCTCTTCTAAAGATTGTTCCGGCGCCGGTGGTGCCTCTAAATCAATCTCCGTTTCTTGTTCGTCAGCTTCGCCAACGTCAATTTTTTCATCTAGCATAGTATAATCCTCCTATGATTACATTGCGTGAATCAAATCTTTAGGATCCTTTATGGTCCCAAGAATTTCATCATCGTTTAACATTCTTATCTCTCCACCTTCAATTTCCATTCGTGATCCTGAATACCTTGCAAAGATCACCCAATCTTTTTCCTTGCACCATGGACCTGTAGGATATCTCTCTTTATCTCCATAACATAACGGTCCGAGCTTCAAGACGTATCCAACTTGGACCGCGGCCCGCGCTCTATCTAATGCTTCTTGTGCAATAATAATTCCACCTTCGCTCTTCTCTTTAACACGAAAGGGCATAACTAATAATCTCCAGCCTGTGGGCTGTGGGAGCTTTTCTAAATTTGTTTTGGAAGGTTCTTCTGTAGCTTCGTGTTCTGCAATCTTTTTTGCATCTTCTTCTGCATCGTACTTATCTTCTAATGCGTGTGACGTTTCCTGGGTCATCTTTATTTGGCTCCTTTGGTTCTAGCAGGTTAGAGAGTTCCTGAGTTATTAAATCGATTCCGTGAATCTTTCCTATTATATATTTATATTCGTCTATACTGTCAACCCCGCCGTTTGCTAGAGTCTGAATTAGAGCGTCCATTTGAGCCTGCATGCTCTTTCTTAGTCTGTATATTACGTTTATCGGATCTGTTGTAGCTTCTGACATATTTTTTTGCCTTGTCTCCTAATTTTTCCCAAAACTCATCTAGTGCGTTCTTGGGTTTATCTTCCCCCATACTTCCCCCCAATGTAAAATTAAGTCAATTATTTCTTTTTGAACATTTTAACGGCTTGACCTGCGCCCTTGATACCAAAACTCGCAGAAATGGCGATGTATAATAAATGCTGGTAATACGTCGGTAATTCTTGCAGAGCGATAAAGCCACTTTTGATGTATTCTTGACAACCGGGCACGAAGACTAAAACGGCCGGAAAAAGTAGGACAACTAAACTGACCTCGTCTTTCCACGACCCCTTCATTTGGTCCACAGCTGACGCTTCCCAAGATACTTTGCCTGCTATTTGTTGTTCTTTTAATGCTGTAGCAGCTTTTATCTCAGTTAGCTTTGCTTCGGATTTAGCTTTTTTAGTTGCAACTACGCCTTTAATCATGTCACCGGCTACGCCGAGTAATGGTTTAAGTAACAGTTGAAACATTTGATTATGCGAGACTTAGTGCGATGACTATAACAACGGCTACGGCAACGCCGATTTTCCAGTTCTTAGGGATTGAATCCCATTTCTCTTTTAGATTAGTTAGCATTTCCATGTGTTAACTCCTTTTGTTTTTTTTCTTCTTCTTAGAAGCGCCCGCCTCACTAAGTGCGATAGCGATTGCTTGCTTTTTACTTACCACTTTTTTGTTGGATTTACCAGATTTTAGTTTTCCTTTTTTAAACTCCTTCATAACAAAAGAAATTTTATCTTCTTTTTTACTCATGTTTTACCAATGATGTCCTCCGGAATGATGTCCATATCCTCCACCTGAACCTGTTTTATTTCCTTTTCCGAATTTTCCTCCGAATTTTGGTCCGTCTTTGGCTTTTTTTGGTCCTTCTTGTTTTTTCTTTGGTTTTGGAGCTCGAAAATCATCAAGAGCTAGTCGTTCATCTGCTGCTTGTTGTGTCGCTAATGAGCTTGCTAATTGTTGGTCTGCGAATATTTGGTTTTCATCGGCTGTTAATTGATCCTGGGCCAGCTTGTCTTTTTCTAGTTGCTGTCTTTCAAAAGCATTTCTCATTATATCATCTTGTTCATTAGGTGTAGTTTGAATTTGTAAAGCATCCTGGATTGCTTGTGCTTCATCTGCTTTCTTTTGTTTCTGCTCTTGTTGGTAATTAGTAAAATTAGTAAATGGATTATCTTCATTCCAATTCAATGGATTAAATGCACCTAGTGTCTGTTGTACTAGATCAAGTGTCTTAGGTACTGCTTGGTACATATCATATGCACCTTGAATAACTGCAGGTGCTGCATCACCCGGCATCATACCATATTGCAATGTATTTTGCATATTTGCTGGAACATGGTCTGCTTTTAATATTCCATCTTCGTCTTTATAAGCAACACCTTGATGAACTCCGGGACGATTATATTGATTCTCAAGACCAAACCTTTGTTCCCAAGTCCCTCTGTCTTCTGGTCCTCTGCCTAGCTGTTGTGCAAGTCCACCTTGTGGAAGTGGTTTAGTCCCACCACTACCTCCTACTGCTGTATTCTCGATCTCTGCAACCCCTGTACCTGCTGTACCTTCTGTCCCTGCAGTTGCCCCGACCATAGAATCCCAATCATAATTAGGTCCACTAAATTGACTGTAATATTGATTAGCATACTCCGGAGTCATCGTTTGCGTCCAAGGTGTCCCACCACCTTGTAGACCTACTCTTCCACCGTAAGCTCTTTTGAGTTTGCTTTCGTTTATTCCTGTGTCTCCTGCTTCTCCAAAGCCAGTCCAATCCCAAGCTTTTCTAAGTCCTCCACCAACCATTTCTTCAAAATTTTCTATATAGTCATCCTCAATGTATCCTTTTTCAGCAAGAACAGAACTACCCCATTTAGCTCCCATATAACCCATGTCTGCTGCAAATAAAGCCAAACCTACTGGGCCACTTAAAAGAGCTGCCCCTCCTTTTACAGCTAATTTTTTCAATATCTGTTTTTTAAGAGCTGGATTCTTAGCTGCATCTTTAAACATCTGTGTTACGCTCTTAGCAGCCGCATCCCCCTTCCATCTCCTAATCTTTTGTACACCATCTCCTAATGCAACAGCTAATCCAGGCGACCCTGTAACTAAAAAAGCTTGTTGGATAGCTCCTTCACCAACAGATTTATCTGTATAACCGCCTTCACCTTCATCTTTTAAAGTCATCTCACTATACCAAGGTTCTACACCTGGTTGTCTGTTTGAAATAGCTGCTTCAACTTCAGCTGCAACATCTTCAGGTCCCGGTCCTTCTTGTACATCAGCTTTTTGGTTGTCTGTTGTGCCAGTTGCGGCTGCTAATGTCTCAAGTAATGTATCTATGTCATCTGCATTATCTGCTTTTTCTTCTTTAGGGTTTAAAGTGTTTCCTAATTCGTCTATTGCACCGGACCAGTCGAAGCCTTCTGTGCCTCCAGCATTTCTTATATTGTCATATATACCTTCACTTCTTTCTCGAGCTGCTCCTACATCTTGCCATGCACCGGAAGCCGGTCTCATTCCAGAAAAATCTGGCATTCCAACTTTATCCGCCCATATACTCATTAGTCGCTCCTTTTTTCCATAATACTAGCCTTCATTTCTTTTATGCCATCTTTAGCTAAAGAAACAGAAGCCCTAAGTTTAGCATGATCATCAGCTTGTTCAAGCTTATCTTCTGCTATATTTTTTGCTTGAAGCATTTTAACTCGTTCTAGATTTAATTTATCTTCTGCTTGTTTTTTCTGATCTTGATCTTCTTGTGCTTTAATATCAAGTTCTCTATCTTTTAATTGTAATAAAGGATCACCTTCTATTTGGTTAAGAACTTGTTTTTCAGCTTTTGCATAATCTTCCATAAACTCTGCAATTAAAGTTGCCTTACGTGCCTCAATCGCAACTTGTAAGTTTGCTGCCTGTTCTTGTATCTGTTGTACTTGAGGAGGCATCTGAGCTTGTGGATTTTGTTGCTGCTGTTGTAGCATAGGTTGTATCTGTTGTTGTAACTGTTGCATCTTTTCCATTTGTTCCTTGTATTCTACTTCAACATGTTCTTGTGCCATTAGCACAATATGCTCCATACAGTTCTGTTGTAAAATTCCTAAAGCTTGTGGATTGTTTCGACTAATATTTGTACCCATAAATAATAAGTGTGTTTTCATATGTGCCTGATGATCTTGTTTAGGAAATGCTTGAATCTTTTTAGCATTCAAAGCTAAGACATTTTCTGCTCCAGGATCCATTGCTTGTGGTGGTGGTGGAGGTGGTAAAACTTGATCAATATCTTTTACACCTAATGCTTCATACATGTGTCTATATGCATGATAAACATTATGTAGTCCAGGATTAGACATTGCAATTTGTAATTCACTTTGTGCAATAGCAATTCTTTGTGTCTGAGAGAATATATTAGGATCTGCTACAGGAATAATATCAACTTTTTCATCAAAATCAGTTTTAAATATTTCCTGTTGTCCCCCTACAATATCATATGGATACATTCCAGGTAAATAAGTAACAAAACATTTCTCAAGTAACATGAACTCAAATTTCATTGCTGCATAAATTCTTTTGTGTATCGCAGACATAACCCGCGATCCGCGTTCCAAGAGCGCAACAGTAGTACCCACGGCTGCCGATTGGTTGCCATCGCCCACTTGTAGATCAGCTATACTCGCGAACCGCTGACCTGCGGCTACGACTGTTCCCATTAACTGAAGTAATGTCTGATCTGGACCTTTAAATGGTAAAGGCATAAATGCATCTTTAAGATTTC